ATGACAAGAGTTAGTAAGGAATATAAATTTAAAAATGATGGGTTTGATATTAAAAATCCAAACGGCAACCCACTTCTTATTGAACCAAAAATATTCATGGAAGCGGATTTGTCGAAATCAAATAGAGTTGTTTCGTTTGAGATAAACTTTGGAGACCAAGCTCAAAACATATTTAAAAATATCTCATTAGACCAAAGTACATATAAAAATACAACAGAGAGTGCTTTAGCTCAAGAGAGATTAGCTAGATCACAAGGTGGTGGTGGTAGCCATTCTGTTGATATTGGATTATTCGACATTTACAAAACAGCATCATATCAATGTACTGTTACTTGTATGGGTAACGCAATGATACAGCCAACCATGTATTTTTATTTAGCAAATGTACCAATGTTTATGGGTACATATTTGGTATTTGATGTTAGTCATTCGATAAAACAGGGTACCTTCGAAACAACATTTACTGGGGTTAGAATTTCAAGTAGCTCATTACCTTCACTTGAAAGTAGCTTCATGTCTAGTTATAGACCGTTATTTAGTAGAATACTTTCTGCTGCTGTTAAGAAAAAACAACAAGCAAATCAGTTACAGACATCAGTTAAAACATTAACAACTGCTGATAATAAATCATTTACAATAGATCCGGGAGCGCCTGAAAGAGGAGAAGATTTAAATAATATAGTTAAAAAATCTGGTTTCTTGTTTACTGATTTAATACCTTATAACGGACAACAAATAGACGGTAAACCTGAACAATATATTCAGTTAATAACGCATAAGAATGAAGAATGGTTAAGAACTAAAGTTTGTGTTTTAGGGGCTGGTAAATACACACCATTAAAAGATGGTTCACCGGCTGACTTATCGCTTGTAAGTTCTTGGAAAGCATCCCCTAATAAGATTATTAAACTTTCAACTATTAACGAACTATATGAAAACTATTCAATTAGAGCGAATGTAACAAACAAGAATAAAGAAACCATTTTTGAATATGATACGGTTTTCTATTCACCAAAAAATGGTACAGAATATAAATTAGAAACACGTGTAGATCCAAATGCTGGTTTATTTGAGGGGCCTATTCATAATGGACCAAGTATCAGTGATGCTACTTATGGTAAATTTGGTGCAGCCCTTAGCCCAACATTAATGAGAAAACTAAAATTAGTGGAAGGTGATGTTGTTTATATCAAGTATATTAAGATATAAATTAAGAAAAAGATAAATATTGATGTATTTATAGGTAATATATTTTAACACTATGGAAAAGTTAAACAAAGCGGTTGATCAGTTCTTACAACCAAAAGTTTCAAGAACAGTATCAAATGATAAAATGGAAAGAGAAGAATGTGATTTACAAACTGGTGAATGTTATGTAATCAGATCAAAAGACGGAATTGTTGAAAGAATTAATAAAAAATACATTACCGAAGACGGTAGACAACTATTACAAGACTAATACTATGTTAGAACAAAAACTTATACAGGAAGTAAATAGATTTAGAGAAATCAACAGAAATGCTGCTAAGCACTATGTAATCAATGAGCAAGCAGAGCCTGCGCCATTACCTCCAGCACCAGGTGGTGATTTACCACCAGCAGATGCGCCGGTAGATAGTCCAGAAATGGGAGCAGCGATGCCACCAGCACCATTACCAGATAGCCCAGAAATGAGCGAAACTGAAGAAGTTGATGTTACAGATTTAGTTAATATGACTAAAAACATCAAGAATGAACTTGAAAGTTCTAAAATGGAACATGATGGTGTAATCCAAAAAATGGATACCGTATTTAGTAAATTAGATGATTTAGAATCTAAATTAACTAATATGGATGCGATATTATCTAAAATTGACGAATTGGGTACAAAGGTTCAAGAGATGAAACCGCCAACCCCAGAGGAAAAATTAGAAATGCGTTCTTTGGATTCATATCCTTTCAGCCAGAAACCACAAGAGTTTTTTACTCATAAACAAGAAGAAATGAGAGCTAGCGGTAAAAATGAATATGTTTTGACAAAAAATGAAGTTGAAAATTATTCAAAAGAACATTTAATACAAAGCTTTAATCCATATAAAGATGAACAACAATCTGAGTTCTAATGTAAACTTTTTTTTAGGCTTACAATTTCAATTTAAAATATTACATTGGCAAACTAAAGGTTATGCTAGACATATGGCTTTTGGTGACATTTATGACACACTAGGAGGTCTTATTGATGAATATGTTGAAGTTTGTATGGGTAAACACGGTAGATTTACTTTAGATAACTCTACAGACACTATCCAAATGGTGAATCTTACGGATCTTAATATTGTCGAATTTTTACAAACAGCAAAAAATAGACTTATAGGGTTTAATAATGAATTGTCAAAAGAAAAAGATTCAGATCTTTTAAACCTTAGAGATGAGATGTTAGGATCAATTAATAAATTAGCTTATTTGCTTACATTAGAATAAAACAATTTTAAAAAATGATATCAGGGTCAGCAGCATTATCAGCTTCAAATACTACAACCGGATCTCTTTCATATATTAACTCATTAGTTACCGGTGCTACTTCACAAGGTCTATATAGAATTCTTGTTGGTAATAGCCATATGAACGAATCAATGGCAAACGAATTAAGAAATGTATATGGTTATACGGTTACCGCTAAAAATTCTTTTATGGGTACATATGACGATTACATGATAAGTTGGGAAGATTAAAAAACAATGGTACTGAATTTAGTACAGATACCCCTTTTATCCAAATAAATTTATTTTTTTAAATATTTTTTAAGCCCAGATTTTGTAATCTGGGTTTTTTTATTTATATTTTACTATTGTCAATTTAAAACAAAAATTATGAGCACAGTAGACGCAGTACTTGCACAGTACGAAAAAAACAAACAATCCGCAAGCGGAAACGGTAACAAGGTATCGAGTGAAGACAGATTAAAAAAGTACTTTACAACGGTTTTACCAAAAGGTTCTAGAGGTGAAGAACGTAGAATTCGTATTCTACCTACAGCCGATGGTACAACACCATTTAAAGAGGCTTATTTCCACGAAATTCAAGTGGATGGTAAATGGGTAAAGCTTTTTGATCCAAAACAAGAAGGTAAGCGTTCTCCATTGAATGAAGTATATCAGGTATTGATGAATACCGGTGTTGAGGCTGACAAAGAATATGCACGTCAGTATCGTTCTAAGAAGTTCTATATTGTTAAGGTTATTGATCGCGATAACGAGCAAGATGGGCCTAAATTCTGGAGATTTAAACACAACGGAAAGCAAGATGGTATCTTAGATAAGATTTTCCCTCTTTTCCAAAAGAAAGGTGATATTACCGACCTACAAACTGGTAGAGATTTAACATTATTCCTAAGCTTGACAAAGTCAGGTAATGGTAAGGAATACACAACAATTAATTCTATTATTCCTGAAGACCCATCTCCACTTCACGCAGATGATTCTGTAGCAAAAGGTTGGGTAAATGACGAGTTAACATGGTCAGACGTGTACTCTAAAAAACCAGAAGAATATCTAGAAATGGTTGCGAAAGGTGAAACACCAACTTGGGACTCAGACGGTAAAAAATGGGTTTCAGGTGCTAGTAATGGTGAAGACACATTTGTTGGTAAAAAACAAACAGTTGTAGCACCGATTGAAGATCCTCAAGAAGACGAAGAAGCAGACGAAAATCTGCCATTCTAATCCAATGGGCTGGAGATAACGTCAAAAGCCCTCTTTTTTAAAAATTATTATTATGGCTATAAAGAAACAAAATTTCTCAATTTCACAACTTGCTTCGAAATATTCAAGCAAGACAACATATAAACCAGATCGTTTCTTAGATTTGGGTGATGCATTTCTTGATGCTAGTGGATTACCAGGTCCAGCATTAGGGCACATTAATATGTTTTTAGGTCACTCAGATACAGGTAAAACAACAGCTTTACTTGGGGCAGCAGCTGATGCTATTAAAAAAGGTATGTTACCAATTTTTATTATCACAGAACAAAAATTTGATTTTGATCATGCTGCAATTATGGGCATCCCAGTAACAAAGGATGTTGATCAATCAACTGGTGAAGTTACCTATTCAGGAGATTTCATTTTTAAAAATGATTTCGAATATATTGAGCAAATAACTGATTTTATCAATGAAATGCTTGATTTACAAGAAAAAGGTGAATTACCGTATGATTTACTATTCCTTTGGGATTCTGTAGGCTCTGTGCCTTGTAAAATGACCTGGGAAGGTAAGGGTGGTAAACAACACAACGCATCTGTACTTTCAGATAAGATTGGTATGGGGATTAACCAAAGAATTTCTGGCTCAAGAAGAGCAGATAAAGACCATACAAACACTTTAATTATTGTTAATCAGCCTTGGGTTGAATTACCAGATAATCCATTTGGTCAACCAAAAATTAAAGCAAAAGGTGGTGAATCTATTTGGTTGAATTCAACATTAGTATTCAGATTTGGTAACGAGAAGAATGCTGGAACAACGAAAATTTCTATCACAAAGAATAAAAGAACTGTTACTATTGCAACAAGAAGCAAGATTACAGTTATGAAAAACCACGTTAATGGTATTCAATTCGGTGATGGTAAAATTATGGTAACACCTCATGGATTTATGAGAGCGAAAGAAGCTGCAGAAGAGAAAAAATCTAGAGAGGATTATGTGAAGGATAATTTGTTATATATCAGCTCACTATTTGATGAAAAAGTTGATAATCTCGAGGAGATTAAGTTCGAACCAATACGAGAAG